AAGCACTTCTACTGAGAGTGTTAAAAACATTCCTACTGATACTGTTGAAAGCACTCCTACTGAGGGTGTGGATTTTGAGAAGGTAATTGCCTCGAAGGATGAGGAAATTGCTAAACTTAAAGAGCAGATTAAAAGATGGAGAAGGTCCAGCTGCTGCTATTACCCTGAGACATTTGAGACTGTTGTTGCATCACACGTATTGATGCTGCACTCAAGGCAGAGCGTGAGCGCATTGAGAAGGAACATGCACTTACTGAATGACAAGAACTTTGTGTGCTCGCTTGAGATTACGCCCGAAATTGAGCGTTTCCAGAGTGAGAAGTTTTCCGCTTCTGATGTGCGTATGCACATTGATCTTCTGAAAAAGATTGCAGGTAAGCGTGAGAATGTTGAAGCGGGTGCTCCTATGTATACGTCTACTCCTGAGAAAGAAGGAAGAGACTCCTGAATCGTTCCAGAATGATCTGGTTGGACTGTCGTTATTACCGCGATGGTCAGTGGTTCACGGAGTAAAATAATAATTTTGAGGTGAATTTTTATGGGATATTATGGTTTTGTCGAACCGGATAATAAGGTTATTGCTTACGCTCCTAATACTATTCTGATTCAGGAAGAGAAGGCAGAAGCAGCAACCATTAAACCGGGCATGGTTGTAATGAAAGGCACGAATGACGATGATATTGTTGCGTGTGATGGTGTTACGAAGGCACCGTTTGGTGTTGCAGGTTATGAGCAGTCTTTCTTAGGTGCTGCATCGTCTACATCGAATCGTCCTGCCAATGTTGATACCGCTTACGCCAAGGACGCGCGTGTTCCTGTTCTTGGTGGTGGTGGATTCGTTGCTATGATGCATCTCGCTCCTGGTGTTGGCACTGTGAAGGGTGATCTGCTCGCATCGTGGGGTGGTGGCACTGTTGTTCCTGTTGTGCCTATGCCCGGAGGGTATGGTGTCAGGATTCCGTTTGTTAAGAAAACTACGGAGTTTGATACTGGCGTTGATCTTCCAGAAGGAATTATTGTTTCTGATGTCATTGTTGAGGTGACTAAGGAAGTTGAAAGTGCTACTATTAATGTTGGGCTCCTGTCTACTGAAAATAACAATAGTGGAGATGCAGATGGATTCCTTGTTGGTGAATCGTGTGCTGCTAAGGGATTTGTAAAGCATAATACTGTTGCTCTTACTACTGCTGCTACTACTCTTACACTTGGTGCATATCTCAAAGAAGCAGATATTGTCGATGCTACTACTGGTAATGGAGCACAGACTTATAGAGTTCCCAATTATCATATTGTAGGTGGAAGGTCAGGTTTCTGTTTCGTATACTACTTCTGATAGTGATAATCTTGCAGGTAACATCTATATGGTATGTGCTGCCCCTGGTTTCCAGATTGTAGGTCGTGCTGAAGAGACACTTGCACCTGTTACTGCAACTGTTAATGATGCTACTGATTTGTCAGTCAGAACGTTATGGCTAGGGTGTATATTTAAACTATTTTTGAGGTGACTATAAAATGACTTTTCCCGTTGAATATTACAGACAGATAAAGGATGCCATTGTCTTTACCGCGCGTAAACAGGCAGTTGCACGTAAGATTATTAATACTCGTAACATTTCCGGTGGTATTGGCGTTCAGCAGTGGACGTATGACACGGCAAATGAAGTTTCGGATGCTCTGCTGACGTATCAGTTACGACACCGCTGAGGATTGGATTGAACTTACTCGCACCGATGTGCCTATTCCGCTTCTGCATAAGGAGTATCGTATTTCTCGTCGTGATCTCGCTGCTGCTGCTCGTGGTGGATTTGGCATTTCGACTGCTACTGTTTCGAGTGCTGCTTACAAGGTTATGAATCTTGAGATCAGTTAATTCTTAACGGTTTCGCTGCCGATGGAACTAACTATGATATAAAGGGACTTTATCAGAGTGCAGGTAACACTTATGACACGCAGAAGGATTTTGGAACTGCCGGGAATCCGTTGGCGGCTGTTGCAGGTGCCATTGATCTGATGCAGGCTGATAACATTACTGGCCCGTATAATCTTGTGCTTAACCCCACTCAGTATATGGAACTTGCAACGTCTATTCTCGGTTCTGGTGCGGGTGAACGTGAAATAGCAATGTCAAGGAGATTCTTGAGGGTGGAAATATTACTCTACGTCCTTCCAGCCTGCTGGAACGGGTATGCTTCTTGCTGATGCTTCTGCCGGTTTCTTTGAGATGATTGTTGCACAGGACATGACCACCGAAACTGAAGTGCTCCAGAAGTCTAAGGATCTTTGGGGTAGAGTTTACGAATGTGTGATTCCTGTTGTCTATGATGCAAATGCGATTTGTAAATTAACCGAGATTTGAGGTTGGTGATTTACAATGTCTTGGAGTAATATTGCAGAACTGCGTGGATTGGTAGAGACTGAAATACCAGATTCTACCCTCCAAGATATTCTTGATATTGCACAAAGATACATTGAATCACGTATTGGCATTCAAACAAACCCCTCATATGAATCCAAACGGCTCATCTTTTAAATCAGCCGCACTCACTCTAAAGCGAATGAAAACAAACGGCGAATTGCCGTATATGTCAAAGTTGGGGTCAGCCCAACAGTATAATGAAATTGACGATATAATCAAAATGTATGAAGCAGAAACGTCAGCATTAATTCGCAAATCAATATTCAGTGTTCAGAAAGCCTCAACTGGATTACCATATGTCCGTTCAAGATGTAAATACGTTGAGGATGAAGAAATGGATAGCATAGAATCATGCGAGTTACAGCATTGTCGTTTACGGACTGATATTTATGTGAAGTTCAGCGTAGGGAAGAGGAGGCAGGATGAACGATTCTACGCCCTTATTGATGAATTGAGATTGGATTGGAAGGAGACAAAGAAAGAGGTAATATCAATTAAAGATACGATGATACAGGGTTTTATAGCATTGATTGTTGCTATTATTGGTGTTTATGTTTCTTACCTCTTGTTAAATGTTAATGGATTTTTATAAGGTGGTTTTATGCAACAGAGTGGGTTTAAAATGAATAATATATTAAAGAAATTAGGCGCTTATTGTACCTTTCTTATTCAGGATTCTACAACTCCCTCTGACACTTTTTATCAAGAATCAACCACCACATATAAAGAAGTAAAATATTGGGCTGTTGTTCTCCCTGCCCGCGCATATGACTTACATTCTAAATGTATTTGGACGTTTAGAGTCGCACTGGAGTTGAACAATTTGGTATCATTGACATTTTTTATCAATATTCAGGATGGTGATACCATTGTTCTAAACCGTGATTACTACGTTGATAACGTTGGTAAATACCAGATTGTAGGAAAAGAGATTTTTGGAACATCATACTACTTACTTGAAGCACACCTGGAGATTGCACTATGAAAATAATGGTGCAAGGTGTAGAGGAAACTAATCTAAAGTTAAGTCAGATTCTTGCTTCTGTGCAGGAGAATGTAGATAATACGCTTGATTTGTTTAGTAGTGACATGACAAAGGAGATCAAGGACTCTGCTCCGTATGATACAGGACGCTACATGAGTTCTTGGTTTTATGAGCGTAAAGAATCATTAAAGTATGCAATCATAAGTCAAAATTCATACGTTCCTTACAATACGTATCTTGTGTTTGGCACAGAGAAATTCAAACCGATTGCCAATGAATCGAGATATAAGTATTCTGATCCTGAACGTGGTATTATCCATGATATAAGACAGATTAAGTTTATCTATAGTATTAAACTTGGTCAGTTAATTAANCGTNTGAACTTACTTAATGTAAATNTATCATTAGCGGGGTTATAATGGATATAGATGGTGTTTTAAAAGAGATTGCNNATNTTNATCGANGAGAANNTTCCANGAACTNGATNNTAANGTTACTACCATTTATCCCGAATCAAAAAGATTCGCTCCTCCTACCGTTGTAATAGACATTGTAGCGGGGGAGAGAAAACCTAATCATCGATGGAACAAAGACACATGAATTAGTGCGCGTTGCAATCATTTCTGATAAGAAGAGTGAGATCAATCGTATTTTTAATCTTATTACCGATGCAGTTTTTAAATCATGGTCGGGAGTTAAAGACGGGCATTTACAAAGGCATAAGTTATATTTCTCCNGTTGCTCCTGCATTTGGTTGAAAAGAATAGTGCAATGAAACGTGAATTAGACATTGTTGTAATTGAATTTAGAAAGAGAAGGTGAAAATTATGGGACAGAACGCAGGTTATACTACAACTGTTGAATATGTTAAAGAAACCNNATTTGGTACNTTACCTACGNATCCTNAAATGGAATGGATTGGTATTGTTACTGATGCTAAGTTTACGGATAAACCGAAATCGTTTTCCACNCGGTATTTTACTGATGCTGCCTACACTGATCCGAAGTCTGCTGCCTATAAGCATATTAAGACTGTGATGGAAGCAGGCGTAGAGATTGAGTATGTGCCACAGGGTATTTTAGATGGGTTCTTTAGGATTTGCACTTGGTGGTGATACTTCTTGCACTGGTCTTGTAGATGGTATTAATTCCGTTACGATTGGTGCAATTATTACGGGTGGAACAAATAAGTATGTTGTCTATAAGGGTTGGTGTCGTAAGATGAGTTTACGCTNACCATTCCTGAAGATGATGTGCTGAAGTGTTCTGCTAAGTTTACTGCTGCTGATGCTGCCGCACCTTCCGCTACTGATTATATTGGAATGGGTAGTAATGCAGAGGAGGACACCGATGCAATGCTTACGTGTGATGATATTAGTGATATTAAGTTAAGCACAGACAATGGCAAAACCTGGGTTAATGCTACTGATATTGTGCGTGAGATTGAGTTGTCTATCTCGAATAAGAATGTCTACCTCAAGGATCTTGCCTCTACTAACAGTACTCACATTGCAGGTGTTGTAAACGTGGGTAAGGATGTTAAACTTGGTCTTGAACTGTATTATGATGATCTTGACCTTCTTACACAGGTTCGGGCACTTACACAGTGTGGATTTAAGTTTACCATTGATGGTAAGACGTTTACCCTTACCGGGGTTCAGTTCCCTGAGTATCCCCTTGATATTAAGCCTGATGAGATTATTGGGGATAAGATTGAATCGCTGCAAGTTACCGGGCTTATCATAGCCTAAATATTTTTTACTGATTATTATGGTTAACGTTATTATTAACAATGAAACATATGAATTGACTGATGAACCTTATCATGGTATTGTGCGTAAGGTTCGGAAGATGCAGAAAGCAATGCTTATTGATTTTCTATCCAGGTTCAAGGATGAACTTGACGATAGTATGAAAATTGAAGATGCTCTTGCCATGATTGCAAATAAGCATCCCGATGAGATTATTGAATATTCTGAGCGTGAGGAAGATTTCATCATTGTTACTACGATTTCTCTCGCTACAAATAAGATGTGGAATATAGAGGACTTTGACACTGTTCCTATTGGGGAAATGGATAAGATTTTCCAACAGTGTAAGGATGTTCTTGGCGGCGATGTGAACCGTTTTTTTCAGAGGTTACGCGACGAATATACAGGAAGCGCCGAAGGAACTCAAGTTGAAGAAGAAGTAGGACAACTTTCTTTTTCAAATAATAAAGTAGCAGAAGTGCGTAAGAAACTCAAGGGACGTAAATACTTACGCAATCTTCTAGAAGAAGATACCTATTACAAGAAAATAGCACGATGGAAACATGCATTGCGTAATGGGTCTGACGATGAAGATTTTGCAGACTTTGTATTAATTGATGCTTTTGGTTGGTCATGGGATGATATAAACAATATTCCAGAACAGAAGTATCTTGCTATTTCTAAAATATTGTCATTGAAGAATGCTGAAGAAGCAAAGCAGGCCAAGCGCCAAAAGAATAAGAAAAGG